TCCCCTTGAGAAGTTCTGTGACGAGGCTACTACTTGCGATAGCACTACCACAACCATAAGTCTTAAACTTAGCATCTTCAATGCGTCCTTCATCATTCACCTTGATCTGTAACTTCATTACATCTCCGCAAGCCGGAGCACCAACCATGCCAGTGCCTACGCTTGGATCGTTTTTATCTAAACTACCAACGTTGCGTGGATTCTCATAATGATCTAATACTTTTTCTGAATAAGCCATAATACTCCAATAGTTGACTATTATTATAAACTATTTATTATGCTTAGTAAATGGATTTGTTTCTTTTCTTACCAGCACGTTTAGCCATTTTACTAACTGTGTCTACTGGTGCAGTTTTATCTGTATTTGTAGTAGAAGCGTCTGACTGGCTATCCATTCCAACTGGATGTAATTCAATATAGTCTTTATTGAATGTTTTTATAATATTCTTAACAGCAGAATTTTTTTCATTAGCACTCACAAGAGCATCATAATCAAATGTCTTATCTGTATTAAGTACTAAATTAATAACACTCTGTGTGGATATTTTTGGAAGTTTATCTTTGTCTTTGTATCTGTGACGAATTAATTCCAGAGCCGTTACTAGGTTTGACTCTGGATTATTCTGTTGTTGTGATTTAAATTCATCAAATCGCACGATTAACGAAGTTCTCTACCAAGCTCTTGATCACCACCAACTGCGGCATCAGTACCTGTAAAACCATCTGTTTCTTCATCTTGATCTAAATCATTAATTGTTGGTTCTTCTGCTGGAAGGTCCATTGGTTGATCAACTGCTTCACCAGAAAGGATTCTTACACCTTTATCAACACCCTCACGTGCTGATTGTAAGTTACCCATTAATGTTTCTAATGTTGTACCAACAGCATTTTTAAAACCTTCTGCTTGTTCGCTACCAATTTGATCACGAATACTATCTAATAATTGTGGAAGTTGTTCGTTTTGCATTTGACCAACTTTTTCAATTTGATTTTGTATGGTATCAACCATATCTTTAGCCGCTAGTAATACTTCAGCATTACCAACTTCACCTTCTGTAATTACTTCTGCTTCAGGAGCAACTGTAGTCTGTGAGTTTTCTTCTAGCCATTTAGTAAGACCTTCTTGAACTGTTAACAATTCCATATATCTTGGATTTGTTTCAGCATTATGTAGATCTACACTGTTTCTAATTTTATCTAAATTTTTGGTAATTGTTTCGCTTAGTTTTTCTGCTTTTTCCACTGTGAGTGTATCAAAGTTAATAGCAAAACCAAAACGGCTTTCTAAAACTTTATTAATTTTTTTAGCCGGTGTCTGCGACATTTCTGATAATTTCATGGTATATGTTCCTAGTTACATTTTTATATATTTAGCCATTTCTAGACTTTTCTTTAATTCTTTTTTTACTACTGCTATCTTATCCATTGTTTCTAGATATCTAGAAGTGTAGTATTCTACTTTCCATTCATCGTGTTTTTCTAAGGAGGTTTTGTATCTTTGTCTATATATTATAGCATCAAACTCTAGATTATTAAGCAATCTATCATTTTTCTTAATATTCTCCGCTAGATCATGTTGATTTCTGTGTGTAGCAATACAGTAGAAAATAGCATCTTTTCTGGTAAAAAAATCAAAAACCTCTACGTTGGATTGAACAACTCGCCAGCAATTATCATCAATATAAACTACCTTACTAGCACCCACAAGAATATTTTTACCTACTTGATAACAAAATGGTAATTCTGAATTATTTAATTTAGAGAATTCTGTTTCTGTAAATCTACGTATCTTTTCTATGTCTACCGCTTCAATTGATACGTTTTTTGTAGTAGATTTTACCTTCTTCATTAGTTCTGAGCAAAACATCCTTTACAGTTAATTGATTAGCGATGACTTGCTCTCTTTCTTCCAATTGGCTTTTGGCTATTGGTTGATCGGTAAATTTTGCCAACAATTCTTTTTCTTCGTTGGTAATGGGTAATAAAATTTTGTTTGTAAGTTCAATAATTTTCATACGTCAAGTCAGCGTTGGTTTATTTTATTTATAAACCTATTACACCCTTAGATAAAAAAGCAATAAGTGCGGCTGTGAGTACTCCAATTATAGTAATGCCGTATTTAATTATTTGATTGTTGCGGTTTTGTTCATTAGAGGTGAGACAGTTCTTGATGTCAACCATATGACCTTCAAGTTTGTCCATACGACCTTCTAAATTGTCAATTTTGTCTTCCAAGTTTTTGTACCTTTCGGCACATATTTCAACGTGGGCTTCTAGATTCTGTTTCTCAATTTTTGTTGGTGCTGACATACGTCGTGTCTCATTTTAGTTGGACCCGATGCCATCTTATGTGCCTCTTGTTTTGCCTTAATATGTGCCTTAATGTTGTGCCCTAAGCATCTTGTAGCATTATTGCTACCTTAATATTTATATATTTTTTGTTTGAATAAAGTATATATTTTTATTTGGTCCGCTAGGATGGAACAAAGGAATACCAGGTTTGGCTGTTTCATCTAACCCCAGTATAATAGGACTCAATCTAAAATCTTGTTTGAGTGCACCGTATCTATCATGTTGAATGGCAAATACTTCTTCGTGTTCAATGGCAAAATTAAAAGTCCAAATTTTGTGTTCGCCTTTGTAATTTATACCAAATGAAAAATCTTCAACATTTGCTGTTTGGACACCTATGTAATCTACATAGATCAATTGAGCTCTCAAACTGAGCAGTTGTAGAACTGTTTCCCAATTACGCTGTTGATTTCGTTCTTTCTCATGATCTTTAATATAGTTGACCACTCCTGTTTTTGTAATATCTATAAGAGTGTGTACTGTATATCTGTGTAATAAATCCATGCAAATATTTATAGTCAAAGAAAAAGGCAGTTAAAAAACTGCCTTTCTCAAATTCAATTAATTTTAAAAATTAATTAGAATGTGTAAGCCGCTACTGTTGTACCAGAAACTGCTGTGTTGCAAATACCTTGTAATGAAGCTGAACCTGCTGTTGCTTCAGGAGCCGCACCAGAGATAGCTACACGGAAAGCACCTGAACTAGGTGTACCAAGTACTTCAACTGTGCCAACTGTTTCAATAGCACGTACTAATTTTTCAAAGTCACTGTCAACACCGTCATAACTAACGTGAACGTTTGTTAATGAAACTGTGTACATCGCTAATGAGCGACCTGTGGTTACGACTGGAGCCGCTCCACCGTTTACTCTTGTTAAAGCCATTTTATTTCTCCAAATTTTATTACCCGAGTATGTCCGAGCATACTATTATTTACCATTTTGGTAAAATTAATGGTGTGTTTGAATAGTTTTAAAATGTTGGAGTATATCTAACTGTAGACTGAGCTGATTAAGCTCATTTTTGATGGTTCTGCGTATGTTTGTTTTTTCTGCTTCGCTGTTTAATTGCCAGTCGCCCACATTTCTTCTTATCTTTTTGTACACACTATTTTTAATAGATAAAAAATCTTCAAGTGTTTTAAACAGTTGTCTATCAAGTGCTTGGTCTTTGCGACCATTTTCAATATCTCTAAGATATCTTCTTAGTTGTAGCACAGGAACCGATATACGTGCATTGGCTGTTATTTTATCTTCATAGTCTGTTTGATTGTTTAATACTGTTAAGATATTGTGTAGATCTGAAGCACTGTTTCTCATAGCAGTAAAATTTTCATATGACAGTGTTTCCTTAGCATAACGGCGAGCATAGTTAGGATCAATAACTCTCATAATTTCTATCATCATTACAGATAAAAATGCCACAGACGCTAGAGTTTCTGCACTCTTTCCTTTGAGTGTGCTTTGATTTCTAAACATTCTAGATTCAGTAAGCTCTTGAATAAAATCAAACACTATTGACCTCTTTTAGCAAAATTAGTTCTTGAGAATTCTAAACGATCTACTAGTTTAACAGCACCACCATCATGACCTATTGCCACAAATCCTTCTGGGCTGGTCACACGATAGCCATTGTTGGTTTTTTGAAATGTACCAATACCTTCTACCTGTTGTAATTTTCTTATTAGAGTTAACTTTAACTCAATAATTCTTTTATAAACAGCAAGTATGCCTAAAAGTACATTACTGTTGTCAGCTATCCACTGTTCTCTTTCTTTAATCTTAGCCAATCTATTCTGTGCGGCTCTTGGATTCATATCCTCAATGCCTTGTAATAATTCATCATTGTAGTGTTTCATAAAATCTTTAAGAAACTCTGTTGGTTCACTGATAGTTTGACCTTGACGCACCATCTTGTTAATATATGGTTTAATCTTTGTTGCAAAATCTCTGTTTTCAATTACGATATTAAATTTAGCCTGACCAATCTTAGTCATAGTATTCATAGTAGCATTCATGTATTTTAAAATTTTACTATTTTCACTAGGAGTTAAACTGGCAATACCTGTGTAGTCTTTATAAGTAGCATCATCAACCCAAACATCAGGATGTTGTGATAGATCATTGACATTGGCTTTAAATGCAGATTTCATATCCTGTATACTTTCACCTTCGTAACTGGTATGAAATATAATGCCCATTTTAGCTCTGGCAATACGTTCGCCTAGATGGTTGTCAACTGGCACAGCATAGGTAATGGTGTTTGGAGTAAACACATAGCACTGCTCACCGTGTATATCTTCTACTGTGACGTCACCTTCTGTAAACATTAAATCACCTTGTAGAACTCCACCTATTTTTAATTTTTTAAGATGTTGTAAAGCTGATTTTAATTTGTCTGCTAGTTCAGGTTGTTCACCATACCATTTGTCAATGTTTTTTTCTGTTTTACAAACTTTAGGTTCACCTTTGGCAAAAACACTTTTAGTTCCTACAAAAAAGCGACCGTCTGCTGGATCTGTGCCACATATAATTGCTGGACTTCCGTCCCATTTAACTGTTAGTTTAGTTGTTGCACCTGTACCTTCTGCTAACATCTGACGTAGACTTTCAATATAGTCTAAGGCACCAATAGCACCTTGGTACCCTTGATTAAAGATCAAATCTTCAAGGTGTTCTAAGTGAGTATTTTTGCTTTCAGTTAATAACCACTGTGGTATTTGTTTTTTAATTTCAAATAGTTTCATATTAGTCTGCTACACCTGGACGAGGTTGTGCTAGTTTATCCCATTCTATATCTAACACCTTACCAAAACTTGGATTAACTTGTTTACCAGTTTTAGTATTGACCCAAGGTTCTTTTCCGCCTTTGGTTGTATATAGTTGTCCATTGTAACTGACTGTCAATTCACGTGGAGCATCTACTACTACCTGCATATCTTTTTTACTTTTAACAGGTTGAGTTTTGGTTGTAGTTGGTGCTAATCCTAATAGTCCACTCTTATATTCTTGAGTTGTCCTACGTAGATAATTGTTTTGAGTTTCACCTTGCTCAGGTGTTGGCACATTATTTGACCTAAAGAATTTTTTAGTCCAAGAATGTAATAGTTCAGGAGTTACACGTTTAGGACTTATACCACTTTGTCCTAAAAAAGTATTCCATTTTTCAATAACATTATTTGATAGTGCTTGAACATCTTTTTGTCCTGCACGTCTTTGTTTCCAATTAGTGATAGGATCAAGTATGCCTTCTTTAACGACTTCATTAACTTTCATCTTTTAATTTCCTAATACCTCTGGAGAATTTAGTAGCATCTTGCCCTTTGATAGCATTTAACAGTCGTCTTTCAAGATCGCCTGCTCTTTCAGCATCGTACTGTTCTCTAATAGTATTAATCAGATTGATGGCAGAATTAATAATATTATGGGCACGGCTCTCTAAGAGATTTTCCTTGTCCTTATTAATTAATAATTCATCTAATTCTGTAAGAATGCTACGTGTACGTTTTTGCACTTTTTACTCCAATTTAGTATATTTATGCAAAAGTGATTAGTTATTCACTGCGTTTAAGTCCAGCCAACATAGATTTTAGTTTATTAGTATCTACTGTAGCATCTATTTTAGGAGTTTGTTCTTTTTCAGTAACTGAACTTGTAGATTTAATTTGATTCATGATTGAACTCGCACCCACACCTTTAAGCCCACTTTCCTGTGCTTCTTCACCTGGATCTGTAATTCTTAGTGTTTCAACATCATAATCAAGATCAACTTTTTGTCCAACCCCTGATGATGAACGTGTTTTCATTAACTGTATTTGATAGCGACCACGCTCACGCATAGCACGACTTGTAAAGATACCAAACACATTGTCAGCAGTGTTAATCTTACTCAAACCACCTGCGATATGGCTATGGTCAAATTCAATTTCTTCCACGGCCGCTCTGTTTAATTGTGAAGCAGTGATCATTAATATATTAAATTCTTTTGCTAAGTTTCTTAATTCTTCTGATACATATTTGTCTTTAACAAATAAATCATTTGGGCTTACTTTTGCTGATACAGGCATTACTAAATCTAAATAGTCAACCATGATAAAGTCAACTTTCATTCCTGTCTGTACCTGTAGTTCTTTGAGATAACTTCTAATTTGATTTACGTTTGACTGTGCTGGCATGTATTTGATACGCAACTTGCCTGACTTTTTACCAACCATCTTAACTTTCATTTCAACAGTGTCTAAATCTTTAAACACTTCTTTTGTGCTTACGTTTGCTACCATACTATCCATACGCATAGCACACAAACCTTCACTAAGTTCTAATGTTAAGAACACTCCATTAAGTCCATTTTGTATCCAATTGATACCAATATTCTGCATGAATAAACTTTTACCAGATCCACTGCCGCCTGCAAAGATGTTGAGTTCACCTCTATTCATACCGCCAAACAATCTCTTATCTAACGTGGGCCACCCTGTTGATACTTGACCGTTATTACTCTTAATCTCCATTAATCTTGCTCTTGGATCTTCAAAATAATCTGTTCCCATGTCTTTAGTTAAACTAATCTGTACTGCATCTTTGATTAGTTTTTCAACTGGATCATATTCACCCTTTTCTAACAAGTCTGCAGATTTAAGTATGGCACGTTCTAATTCTTTTTGACGAGTAAATCCTTCAAACTCTTCCATAAACCATGAATAATGATCTTCTGTCAGATCCTTAACAATTTTAAGTTCTACACCTGTTACTGCACGAACTTGATCTGCTGTTGGTAGCGTTTTGTGTTTGTCTGCATGTTCTGCAAGAAATCTAGCAGTTTCTTGTAAACTGCGATCAAAGTTTTCTGAATTATAGATATTCTGCACACGCACAAAACTCTGTGCATCTTGTAACATCATTTCTAAAAACAGTTTTTGTAGTTCTGGTGTGTATTCTTTTGCCATATATTATTAATTATATAATTTTTTCTTCATTAACTCAATCTTGAGTTTACTCGTTTCTTTAGCATCTATTATCGATTTTAGTACAAATAGTTTGCCATATTTCTGAACTGCTTCGTTAATATCTTTACAAGTTTCTTGCCAAATTGGGAAACTGGCTGTCCATCCATATTCCACAGCATTGTCTAATAGTTTACTGCCACTTTTATCTGTATCTGCTACAACTATAACTTCTCTACCTAGACTATCAATTATGTCTGCTTGTTGTTCACTGACTTCGTTGTGCATGACAGCAACCCCATCTATGCTCATAGCATCAAACGGTCCTTCACAGACTATAACAAATTTCCACTCTGATTGTTGACGATTAACATTAAACACATATCCTTTATCAAAACGATTCCAATATTTTGGTTTTACTTTTGGGTCAATGGCACGACCAATATATCCTATTTGTTCCTGTTTCCAATAACAAGGTATGATAACTCGTTTGTGCATATTATTGGATTGATCATCAGTGACATAAAAATTATATTCGTGTATGTCTATTTTACGATCATAGACATATTCTAATGCTGGATGCGCCTGTGTTAAGTTTTTAAACTCAATTGAATTTTTTGGCAGATCGTGTGATTTAAATACAACAGGTTCATTTTCAATTTTAATTTCTTCAGGTGCTACTAAATCTTTAACACGTATTGCTTCAATAACCAATCGTTTGATTTCAAGTTGGTCAACGCCAAACCAAGATAATAATTTTCTGAATTTATAAGTCAGGTGCCTGCCTGGCTGATAACTGGTAGTAAACCCACAATTAAAGCAATGGTAGGATACACTTCCGTCCTGATTAGCAGTGAGCCCGCCACGACTTCGTGTATCCTGTGTTTCACCATTGTGTACGCAACAAGGTGCGTTGAAACTGATCCATCCAGAAGGAGTGGACTTCCTCTTTGCGGGGAGTATTGCCTTGACGAAGTCTTGAATGGTATTCAGCATACTAATATTATATGCTCTTAGGTACTGAGAGTCAAATTATTTGATAAATTTAACTTGGAAATCCTTCCTTAATATTAATTTCCTGATAGAGTCCGTAATTATCATCTGAGTAAATAGGACGCTCTACACTAGTGACTGTGTTTACTGCTTTAAACGCTAGTTTGTATCTTGTTAATTCTAAATTACCAATTAGTTCTTCAGTTAATGTTACACTGGCTGTGCCAATGGTAGCGTTTGATACAGTAACCGCAACGTTACTAATCAAATCACTGTTAACAATGTCTACCAGATATCCTGTTATATTATAACTAGAAATATTCACTGGTTTCTGATCTTGATTTTTAAATTGTATAGTGATAGGGTTATCAACCCCTTTGTAAACATCAACTGTTCTATTGTACACGACTTTGTTCCTCGTTTTAATCGTAGGATCATCTACCAAAATTTGGATAGTGATCTTATTATCATATAAATAACTTGTAATTGTTGGCATAACGTTCCTTTATAATATTTATCGTAGATCAATGGAAGAAGCATACAAGACATTATTAAATCAATATCCTTTTATCAGTTACTTAACCTATGGTGGTAATGACTATATTGGAATCATACAAAATCGTGATGAAATTATTACTACCATCTATGATTTTTCCATGCTTAAAACTTTAGAACAAAAAAATAATTTTTTAGAACTGGCCGACCAATGGTGGTGGGAATCTAATAGACTAGTACCAATCAATGTATTTTTAAAGCAGGATTGGGTTGAATTTAGAGTTTGTCTTAAAACATTCAATTCAAAAGATGTAGATATTAAACACGGACCTTATGTTAGTCTCAAAGAAATAGCACAGAAAAGATCTAAACGCCGTTCAATAACTCTTGTTCGCAAAGTAAATTAAGATTAACCACAACTAACTGACTGTAACTTATGGCATGAGCCATTTTGAAATAATAGGTCTCATCTGTAGGTTTTTGCCAAACAGTTTCTGCAACTTCTTTCCAAGTACGACCAATCAAATGTCTTTTAGCAGGACGTATCACACTCAAAAACATGGCCAATCTTGGAATTGAATCTATAGGTTCAGGCATCTTCAACATAGTGTCGTAGTGATTGTTGACGTGTATTAGTTGTTCACATATATTTCTATCGTACAACTTAGCCCAGTCTGGTTCTCGCATAAGTTCTACCAGATGTTGTTCATCTTTGACATGTTTATAAACATGTACATTGAGTAGATCTAATTTTAAATACCCTCTATCTTCTGCATTTTCGTAATCTAAACTGGCCCATCCAGTAAATGGATCACGTGGTATGTCAGTTGGATGCACTCCAGTATTGTGTTTGGATAATTTACCATCACGAAAAATGCTTGAAGCAGTCAGATTAAGAACTTCAAGTGCCTGATCTCTATCAGCAAAGTCTATATCAATGTCTGACTTAAAGTTTTTCAATTGTTGTTGAATCTCCCCAAATTGATGCTAACGTAGAATCATTTATATTAGCTGGCGCTGTCTGTTCTTGTTGTTTTGCTTCGGCTAATTTTTTAATTCTTTCATCCATCTTATCTATAGAATGTTGCATTAATAGAATATCATTTCTTAATAGTAAAAGTTGACCTTTAATATCTTTAAGTAGATCTTCGCTCATAGTTTAGCCTCTTTTAAAACTAACTTAACCCATTCAGTATCTGCCAAATAGTCTTTGAATTTACGTTGCCAAAACTCAGGTTCAATCCATGGCATGATCATAATCATTTGTTCTTCGTTGAGCTTTTCTAAAAACTCAATGCCACTGTCACAATTAAATAGCACCCACGGACTAACACGACCATTAACAATATGATGAACAATCTTATTAGTGTTTCCATAACGGAAATAGTCACTAAAATTAGCTAGAGATTCGTGTTCATCTGCATAGTCTTGCATTTCTGTTAAAGCACGTTCAACTGCATCCTGTACTGCTTCTTTTCTTAGATATCCTGATAGATATTCTACATAGATATTGTCACGACACCAATGATCTAATTTTTTATTTTCTTTAAGCACCCACTCAATAAACATCTTTGGGTTTACCGCACGTATACCTACCATATGGCGACCAAATTTAACAAAGGCTGAATAGTAAGGACTCTTAACAAAGTCTATATAGGTTTTCATCTTTGCTGAGCCTTGTGTTAATTCATAGAATCGTAGATAGGCCTGTAGCCCAAGTTGAACGCCAACTTCTTTTTCTTGTTGGTATCTGCGTTTAGATTCGCACATATGAGCCGCTAAAGTTGACTCTTTGCGATATTCTTTTTCGCAGTACTTACACTTATAACTCGTCTTTGATTGATTTGTCATCATATCCGAGTTCTCTTGCCATGTCTCTAAGATCTCGTTTATCATTTAATTTTGCCAGTAGATCAATTTCATCCTGTTTCATAGTTGGATACATCTTAGCCAAAAACTTTTGACTTTTATTATCCCCTTCTTTTTTCTTTGCCTTTAACCAATAGTGATATTGGTTACCCATATTTGGACTTACTGTGGTACAGCACAACCATTGTAGTTTAGTATGTCGATTAATATCAAAAAAGTTTTTATTTACACGCTCATTAGTAGCACGTAGATACCATTCTTGAAAGTCCTTGTTGCCACTAACATTAGCACCGTACTTGAGCATTAGATAAGTTGAAAACTTTTTCTTTTCCTCATCAGTAAACTTGTCATAGTAGGCACGATCCTTGCGATCGTAGGCCGCCATTTCATTACCAATGTATAATGGATCATTATTCATTTGCGTCTAAGAGCGTGTCCAATGATGTTTACTGTACTTTCCAAAGTATTTAGACGATTTTGTAGTCTTTCAATTGCATCTTGCTGTCTATCTACAACAGATAATAGTCTATCAATCACAGTTAATTGCTCATTTAATTTCTTTTCATGACTGAATAGATTAGGTCTTGGAATATCTGGGTTAACTTTGCGTTTTTTCTTTTGTTTAAATTGTTTTAGATTAATCAAGGTAACACCCCCTCAGGTAAATCATCTTTACTTAAATTATATATCATAATTAGTTTCTCTAGAGATTCTTTAACTGCTGGAGATGACTTGGCCATTTCTTTGATACTTCTCAACAGTTGACCGTCTTCATCAACGTACGATTTGGTTTCCCATTCCCATTGTAGTTTTTCATTGTCCATTGAAAAGAACCCGTCATCATCAATGATATAATCTTCACCCATAACTAACTCCCTAGAATAATCCCCTTCTTCTCTTCTAAAAACAGTAACGCCATTATCAGGGGATTCATAAATCCATTTTTCACTCATAATATTATACTACCATATCTTACTATAGTCAACTATTTCACTTTGCCTTGAAATATCTTTAACAAAATACGCACATTGTGGTCCTTCCTCATTGTTTATTGGAACTGCTAATAGTTGTCCTGGTTTGAGTTTTGGAAAAAACCATTTAACGTCCTGATAGATATCTACAATTTCAATTGGATGAAATTCAGGCTTAAAACTACTTAGCGGATTAAATGTATAGGCAGAAAATCCTCTATCATTGATACTGGTCAATGGTATCACTTCTAGATCACCTATATCTGCTTCACCAATTAATATCTGCCAATCCACAGGCATTTTGATAATATTACCACCTATGTTTAATACCAGTGCGGGTGAATTAAATGATTCTAAAAAGATCAACGGAATGAAAAAGTAATCTGGATTTTTTGGATCACTGTTATCTAAAATATTAAATCTTAAATCATCAATCTCATCTGGTATCTCGTTCATCTCAAATGCCTGATTTTCTAATGTTAGTATATACATAAATTTATTGCCACTCCACTTTTTCTACTATAAAGGGATAGTTGGCCTCTTTATAGAATTGTTTACGTTTTGTTAGATGCCGTTTGGCAAACTTACAGGTTGATGTTATGTCCCAGATTTGAACAAAGTCTTTATCTTCCGCTTTACGAATTCCACGGCCAATCGACTGTATGACACGAACGAAAGACTTACCTGGCTCAACCAAAACAAGGTTAAAAATCCTAGGGATATTAATGCCAACGGCGGCAACACCATAGGTAGCAACAATAACCTTATCATCACTTGTGGCCACGTCATCGTAATGTTCTTTTCTATCATCTGCTTTAGTTCCTCCTGATACAAACACAGCACCTTTAATTTTTTCTACTAGATCTTGCCCTGGTTTGATACGATCTACTAAAATTAAAGTATTGCCTGATTGTCTGATACTTTCTATTAATTGAGCAATATAATTTAATCTACCTTCAGTTTCTAATAGATAGCGTAGCTCATCTTGATAATTTTTATATTCTACATGATCAACTAATTGTAACACATTTACATGGCAATTAGCAAGAACTCCTTGACCTTGTAGTTCACTAGCGGACAATCTGCCAAGTACATTGCCTATACTACATCTTAAACTAACAAATTCATAGTCCTCTTTTGGCACTGTTCCTGTTAATCCCCAACGTATAGGAATATGTGCCATCACTCCTGTTAGCAGTGTTTTAAGGGCATCTGCTTTGGCCATGTGTACTTCGTCTACCATAACACAGACCACATCTTGTAGGAACTCACCTATAGTGATGTCTACTTCATGATTGCGACTACCTTTTAGTAAGATGTTTAGACTTTGCCAGGTACAGATAGTGTGTGTACGACCAAACTCTTTACGATCACCAAAGTAAACACCTACGTCTAAACCCATGTTGATATAGTCTGCTTCTGTCTGTGTAACTAAACTTTTGTTTGGAACAATAACTATTGTACGACCATGTTGTTCACAACTATGGCTTAATACTGCTGTCATTAATGTTTTACCAGCACCTGTGGCGATCTCTTGTATACACTGTGGATTTTCTAAAAATTTGTTAATGATTTCTACCTGATAGTCACGTAACATTATTGGCTTACCTGCTTGAGGATGTTTTTCAGGCCAAACACGATCACTGTAACTATCTTCTTGAACTTTTTCAAATTGAAATTGTGTTTGATATTCTCTTAGATCTTCAATGTTAATACTGTATCCTTGACTTTCAATATAGGGAATAATTTCAGGTAGTAGATTAATATAAGTTGATCCACCTAGTTGAAAGAAACCAACCTTGCCATCCCATCGTCCAAGACGAACTGCTGGCATATAACGAGCTCCTGGAACTTCAAATTTGAATTTATTAGTTAGTTCTTTTCGTTCATGTAGATCAAGACCTTCTATCTTTACATTAACTTCGTCTCTAATCAGTAGTGACACTCCTGCCATTAATTTGTCCTTAATTTTGATTCAGTGTAGTATACTATCTTTTCTGCATTCTTTACCCATTTTGATCTAGAATGACCATACATCATTTCAAACGTAGTTACCAGCAACGGTATTGGGTAATCCCATGTTTGTGGTATTTTTTCAGCATATACTATTTTAACAGTATATGGGTTATAATCGCAAGTAGATGTCTTACTATTTCTATCAAATCTGACTATATCTTCTTTTGAAAACATAGATAGATCTGTAATTATCTTGTGTGGATCATATATACAAATTGGAAATCTATCTGTTAGTTTAGCATATTCAAATACCCAATTTAGCATAGTTGAGTTAGGAGCCATTGATGGATTACGTTTTGTTCCTAAATATTCTAATGCTGAACGCTCACTATATGATAACTTGATTCTTTTGTCTAAAAAAACTAAATCATCAACAGTATACCCAAGTATACTAGCATAATCAATTAAAGTTAACCAATTATCAAATGCAAACCCACCTAAATTTTTGTTAATGTATTCTTTTAAAGTTTCTTCGCCATTTTCTATATCGTAACATTCTTTACCTTTGATCAATTTAATTTCATAGGGGGTTTCTAAAACTTTATTAATTTGATCTAAAAAAGAAAACAGTTGCGGATCAATAGTAAAATTATAGGATTCAGCCCAATCTAAAATCCACTGTACATTATTTTCTGTTGGTGCTAGATACCATATTTTATCTACTCTATCAAAATAAACAGATCCTAAACTTGTCTGCTTATATCCCTGTAATTGATCTATCATTGTCTTATCATACAGGAAGTTAACTTCAATTTTATCCTTATTTAATTTGATAGTTTTTTCTCTATTCACTGTTCTAACAGGTAATCTAAACGTTGGTTTTTCTACAGGACTTATATCAATGTTATGACTGGCAAATTGCCTACGGTATTTTAAGACCAATTTAACTGCTAGTTCTGCCTGACGATCTGTTAGAGCTGTACCAAATGATGTAGAAGTGGCCATGTTGTTAACAATATTAATATCATAACGAGCTAATTTAAAACCATAAAGACCACTGTTAAAAATTATATGATTATTGTTAACTTTGGGTGTATATCCTGCTAGTATTTCTAAATAGTCTTCAACAAAGGAAAATTTGTGCATATTAATATTATATAGTAGTCAAATAAGATTTGCAACCTAAAAAGGCGGAAGCCCAAGTTGACAAGACCTGGGCTCCCTTCACCGCATCAAGGAGTTAGACAATGGAATAGATGCGGTGATAAACTATCTGGATTTCATACATGTTACTTCTGCCATTGACATCCATTTATCTGGAAAACTCTTACGTAGATCAGCAATCTTGATTGCCATACGTAAACTAACTTCTCTTAACTTGTTCTGTTTTTCTGACATGAAATCAATGATTTCTGCTTGTACTAGATCACTAAACTCATAATTAGCAAACAGTTCACCAGTACTTGCAATCTGTTTAATACGCAACAGTTTGTCACGCATGGTATCTAGAGTAAGATCTAAGTAATGACAACGTGATTGAATAGCGTCTAAGTGATCACGAGTCTTTTGACTTTTCATTTGATCAAACTTCAAGTTGGTAATAAAGATAACTCCGCCTTTGAAGTTAAATTGATCAGGTACACCTTCTCTACGTAGGCTATGGCTATCTGCTAACCAACTGATCACACGCTTACGACTACTGTCAAGAGCACCTTTTAACAAGTTTAAGCAAACATCATCTAATAAAATTGAGTCACAGTCATCAAATACCACAACTGAGTTTTCATCTGAATATTTGTAAAGTGCTTTATACATACCTAGTGCTGAAGCAGTACCCTTGATCATTTCGCTCTTAACTCTGCGTCCAGTCATTTGATCAAATAAATTTGCTTTTTCTAACTCACGCTCAATACCAAATGATTTACCAACGCCTGGGGGGCCTGCTACGATCATAGCACGGATATCTCCATTTAGCACTGCCTTAGTCATGTCATCTAAGATGTTAAAACGTTGACTGATACGTTCAATTATTTCTTCATCAGATTCTTGTGTTTGATTTTTTGGCGGAGTGTATTCTGTTTGATCAACTAATTCATAGTCTGTTGGTGATGTCACAGTAATACGTATTTTATCTTTACCAAAAAGGCCAGTACCATCTACAGTGATAAAACCACCGTTTGAACCCAATTGGAATTGTTTAATTAAAGGAAATACTTTGTTAGTGATTTCTTGATTACGGTAACTACCGTTTTTGATCCTTACGAATCCGTCCATTGTCTTTGTCTCCTTGTCTAACTTACAAATACAATTATAGACTCTTTTGAGTAGTTTGTCAACCTATTTTTTGATAATTTTTATGATTTTAGCCCAAACATCAAATTGGTTTGGTTTCCATGCTAGATCGTAGGCGCCAGGATCTTTATGGTGATTATTATGAAGTCCTACTCCTAGTAAAAATATATCAGCCCAGGAATTATTTTTACTAGAATTATCCAAACCGTTGGCATTGGTTCCCCACCTATGACAGACTACATTTACTAAAAAATTAATCCACAATGTGGATAAGATGTTAACAGCATATAACCATAACCAAAGTGGAGATATTAATAACAATAAAATAGCCAAAATAAGTTGTATATTAAAGTATTGTCTATGCTGAATAACTAACCATTTGTCAACTATTAAATCTTTAATCAATCTTGGATTAAATTCTTTAACTTCGTAGTGATAGAATATTGTACCTAAGAGATTGTTCTTAGGTGAATGTGGATCTTTGTCTGTATCTGAATATCTATGATGCAATCTGTGTACTCCAGCAAAGGCAATAATGCTACCTTCTCCTGCTAGAGTTTGTAGAGCAATCATTATTTTTTTATAAAAATTTGAAGTATCAAAACTGTAGTGAGCCCACAATCTATGAGCACCTATTTCACTACCAATACCTTTGGTCAGATAACAGAGAAAAGGAATAATAAACCACGCCTGCCATGGAATATCTATGTAAAAAGGAATAACAAAGGTTAGAACTACTGCTGTCAATACCATTGACAGTAATTTTGATTTATAATCCATTAATTAGTCACAATCTGAAAAAGCTTCGATCATACGTTTAACACATTCTTGTTGTTTCTCTGTGTTATCGCATACTTCTTTTGTTTCTTTTTTTGTTTCTTCTTTTTTAACTTTTGTTTCTTCAGCTAATTTTGCTAAAGTAATTAACCCGCTTGCGTTATAATTTGCCATTTATTCTATCCTTTTGGGAAATATCAATTCAAAATGCCTTATGAGCATTTATAATTATACAGTCAGAGTACCCAACTGTCAATGATATTTATCTAAAAGGTTATTTTTGCTTATAAAATATATGGTTATCTACTCGTGCTACTTTGTCGTGTATGTGACGCCATTTTGGTTTAACGTGTGTGGCATGAAACCAAAATGTATCTTCAGTGATCCAAGGTAAACTGTATTGTCCTAATATGGCCAACTCTGCTATACGATAACTAATATTGTCTTTACTAAGTTTTAATCTTTGATTATTCCAAGGTTCACAGACCCAACTAAATTGGCAAACAGTGTATCCGCGGGCCATAGTCTTTTCTTCAACCACAGCACAGATAGAATCTGGAAATTGATTGCTATTGACTCTATTTAAAGTTACCTGGGCTACAGCCATCTGGCCTTCAAAACTTTCTCCACGAGCTTCATAATAGATATTACGTGCTAGACAGTCTATCTGTTTAAAATTTTTAGCCTGAGCAAGAACATTCTTTGTTAGTAAATGATGCTGTATTTCGTAATGGATGTCATCATAATATTCTGCTGTGTTAGTGGGCACGTAAACAAAAAATGTGATTAGTGCAACAAGCAAAAGAGACACAATTTTTAAGTATGAAATTATTTTCATAATTAGGACTCCTAATTATTGTTATTTCCAAATTGGACGATATCTCTATCGATAAAGTGTGAGCATGATCGCTTGCGAATAGCTACTAAATCGTAGTCTTCAAATGGTGCACGATTAACGCTGGTGCTTGATGTATATCTATGGCAGTTGTCTTTCATAACGCAATATCTCCCTGCACAATAATATCTATCCTCGGGTTGGTATATATCTTTATTCATACGAATCCTCCGAATGTTTATTATTTAGGCTTTGTATAATCCATATTTAAACAGTATTTAATTGATTTAAGATTGTGATAACTACTCTAACCTTAAAATTTCTGGGTGATTTTGTAGTGTTTTATAGCGAAAATGACGCCAAATTTCGTATAAATCGTCTCTTCCTGTGTCGTTTATGCTTAATTTTAAATCTGATAAGGCCATTATGTCCTTAAAGTAGGGAAGATACTTTTTAGGCACTGTGTCATCTGTGTGACTATATCCAATACTGTTAATATCTTCAAGTTCAAGAAACGTAGGAATTAAACGTTCAATTAAAAATGTAAAGTTTGGTAAACTACTGTCATGAGCATAATTACTAAGTCCAGCACCAAATACTTGATGATGAAATACAGGATCTTTTTCTGCTTCAGTAAATAACTTTCTGCTAAACTCCATAAAATCTATCCAAAATTTACGATTACCAACAACATAATTAGCAAATACTGTCTTGTTTCTGTCAAGTAAAACATTTTTTACGTCAGATTCATCATAACCTAATTTTTCTAAAAAAGAATTAGCAATAACTGAAATATTAGGATGATGAATGTCTCCCTGTTCCCAACTGTTGGCAAACAAAGCTTCATTGGCAATACATGGATTAAAAAGATAAACATCATGCCCTGGATTATTGTTGATAAATGCTAATGCCTGGTCACCCGATATTCCCATCTTTTCTTTAAACTTCCAACTAACATATCCCCATTGATCTAAATTCATAGCCAAGATACGTTCATGTTCTCTATCCCAAACGTCCCATTCTCTAAGATAAGGTCTAGGATTAGCAGTATTGTCCAAAGGTGTAAACGCAGGATCTAGGTGTTGTACCAGATCTGGTCTAAAGTATATTTGATAAATCTCTATGTTTTTTGACATAGTAGTCTAAATCCTCCGTAATATCTCTACTCATAGGTATAAATTTTTCATTTAGTCGTTGTTCAAGTCCTTGGTCATCTGTTATGTGATGAAAGCCCCAACCACGCTGTCTATCTATGTTAGGTATCTGTGTCTGTATCTGTAGTTTACGACCAAGTTGATTTTGATCAAACGGTGCCCACCCATAGTAAAGCACAACCAACTGATCAGTTGTAGCAAAGTTAAAGTGTCTACCAG